CCAAGAACATCTCTACCTTATATAGTACACCAGGCAGATTTAATGGCAGTACGTCTAGAATTTGAGCATGAATGGTTACCTCAGTTCACAACAGGTAAAAAGAACGTGCACACTAAGGAAACATTTAGTATATCCACATCTAAACCAGTCACATCTAAGAAAGATGCTATACGTAACAAAGCATTGAGTTCTGTTAAGAGTGACAATTTAAAAAATTTATTAGATAACTTATAGTATGATTTACATTATAATATCATTAGCAATTTTAGTCGTGATTCTGGGATTCACGACTTTTAACTTACTTCGTAAACAAGAAAAAGCAGAGGCAATTATGGTGGGTTATTTAAACTACCTAGACCAATTATCCCGCATTATTGATATTTCTGATATTAAATTAAAAGAATTAGATCAGAACGGGGCATTTGCATCTGATGATGAAACTGGAACTATATTCAATAGTATTAAACAAATTCAAGAAATACTTAATGAATTTAATTTAAAGAAATAATTAATGACTAAACGAGGTAAAAAGGGTAGTAATAATTACTTTACCCAAGAAACAGAGGATGCTATAGTATTATATAATAATACTGAAGATCCTGAATTGAGGAGTAGAATATATGAAAAACATATCCATTACCCATTCTTCAAATTAACTCAAAATATAATCCACACTTTCAAATTCTACCACACTGAAGTAGATAACCTAGAACATCTCCAGCATGAAATTGAAACGTTTTTATTATCCAAACTTCATTTATTTAACCCTGAGCGAGGTGCTAAAGCATATTCATATTTTGGTACTATAGTTAAACGTTGGTGTATTTTATATAATAATAAAAATTATAAAAGCAAGGTAAATAATTCAACTATTGACCAAACAAATGAAGATAGTTTAGGGTCTTATACATTAGATAAAGGGCCGGACAGAGAAGGATTATCTTATTTTATAGATGAGTTTGTAGTTTATACTACTGAGAATATATTTGATTTATTTCCACGAGGAAATGATGCTCAAATAGCCGATGCTATTTTAGAATTATTCCGCAATAGAGACCATTTAACTGTGTTCCATAAAAAAGCCCTATACATCTACATCCACGAAATACTACCTGATGTAAAATCACCTAAAATTACTAAAATTGCCAATGGGTTAAAGAAAATATTTCAATCCAATTATATATTCTATACTGAAAATGGGTATATTGATTTTGAATCTAACTAAATCATATATTTATACATAAAATACCATGAGTAATCTAGATGCTATTATATTCGGAAAAAAGAAATTTTCCGATTTACTTAAAGAAATATACGACAATCAAAAACTTAAAGCCCAACAAATATCCGCGTTAATTAACGAGTTAAAACCATTAATCAACGATATTGGTGACGCTACCCTTATCGTGCCTTTAATCAAAGAATATATGGATTTAGGCCTTAAAAACGATGAACAACTCATCAAAATGGCTACTATTATCCAGCGTGCAATAGGTACAGGTAAATCTGAATCTGAATCATTTGGTTTAACTGAGGAAGAAAAGGCACAATTATTGACTGAGGTAAAAAAATATAACGAGAAATAATATGTCATATTCTAATTTTGGATTTAAATCAAATGTGAGATCAACTGTATCTCCATCTTCATCTACTCCTAGATCAATTGAACCCAATATAATTGAGGTTAGGGTAATTAAATCCATTATTACAATATTAGATTCAAAATCAAGCAATTTACCCGTTGGAACTATAGTTGGAGAATCAACTAACCCCAACAACATAGGTAAAGTTTACACAGCCAATCCTTTAAGCCCAAACATTACCAACATACCGATTATTGGTGAATTAGTTGACCTACATAAATCATCTGCACCTAACTCAAACGGGATGCAATGGCTATATGGACAACCAAAAGGAGCGTACGGTACTACTTCAGTAAATACTAATGGTGTAGAACCCAAATTATCCCCAAATAAACCTACTACTCAATCAACTGTAAAAAATTATCAAGCAGTATCATTGGGAGTACCTATAACCCAACCTACCCCACAAAATACCCCACCTGCACAATCAATTGAAGATTCTAAAATATCATCCCTTGAATCAAATCCAGGTGATATTATATATGAGGGGAGACATGGGCAAAGTTTACGTTTAGGTAATACTGAAAAAAACCCTATCGTTATATTACGTAATGGACAAAACCCAAACCAACCAGTTGAGCCAGGAACATCTGTAAAAGAAAATATACAAGGTGATATGTCATCATTATATTTGACATCTAATCAAAAAATTGACTTTACCCCGGCTTCATCAAAATATGGTATATCATACATCACCCCCCCAGAATCAACCAATTCATATATAGGTCCACAATCTATACTTAATTCAGATAGAGTAATACTTAATGCTAAAAAAGATAGCATCTTAATAAGTGGAAAGCAATCAGTGGGCATATCAGCAGACAATAGTATTAACTTAGAATCCACAGATGTTATATTAAAAGGTATGGTCTTACTAGGTGATGAAAAAGCAACTGAACCTGCATTATTGGGAAATATCACAGTACAATATATAGATCAATTAGCAAGAGCAGTTAAAGTACTAGCAAATGTGATAGAAACCAGCCAATTATTCCCTGGAGGGACTCCAGTACCTGACGCTGTAGGGAATATATTAGGAAATACAGCGGCTTCAGTAGTTGATAATGTAATCAATAATTTAGAATTACTTAAATCTAAAACAGTTAAAGTTAAGTAATGGAAGAAATGATACCATATAAAATTTCAGGTCTGGTACTAGATAAAAATACCGATAAGCCTATACCTAATGTAAAAGTATACTATTCAACTGCATCCACTACTACCAACCCTAAAGGCGAATTTACTCTTTCAGGGGTATATAGTAAAGATGAAAAAATATCATTAAATTTTACTATATCTGGTTATGATTCTTTATTCAATCAAAACGTATATACATTAAGTGGTAAAATTAAACATAAAGTTATATTTAAACTTAAACCATTAGATAATAATTCATATAATAAAGATGTATCATCCTCGTTACAAATGAGTGATGAACAAGTAAATTCTATACTTAAATCAAAAAAGGATGCATCATATTATATCCAAAAACGTTTAACAGGTAGTATTAATGATCTTAAATCTAAAATACTCCCCAATATAATTAAAATAGCATATGTATTTGGTATATCTAATTTAGACTCATTATTAAAATTATCTAAATTTGATCAACAAAAATATATAGATACCTTATCTTGTCCCCCTAAAGATAAATTAGATAAAATAATTAAAGATAAAAATACTTTAGTTCGTAAAATAAACCAAACATTAACCATTATCAACACCACAACCAAAGCGGTGGGTATAACTGGAGGTATAATTGAAGCATTAAATATAGCCACTAAGGTATTAATAGCATTACCCGTTCCTGTAGCTATAGCTGGTGTAGGTATCCCCATGAATGTAATTACGGCAGTGCAGCAAGCTATACCTAAATTACAACAGCAAATATCTAAACTTCGCTCTATAAACACCGGAGTATTAATCACCCTAATTACCCTCCAACAAACATTATCCCAGATACTCCAATATCTCTCACTATTGGATATGATGACACAACATTGCTACCCAGATGCTGAACAAGAACGCATATCAGCTGAATTAACTGCACTTACCCAACAACAATCACAACAACAATCACCTGTAGTAACTAATGTAAATGGATTTGAAATGGGTGTTGAAACTGAAGATACTACAAAATCGTTAAAGCGTAGACGAGCTATTGCTAAAAATGCACAAGGTATAGTCATGTTGAAAGGAGAATGGTCATTCAGTTCTATTGACCAGATATTAATAGATGAACTTACATTTTATATTCAACAAAATAATTTAAAAGCATATTAATCCTATATTTATAACCGTATGAAAACATCAGAACTTAAGCAATTAATTAAAGAAGCAGTGCGTGAGGCTATTCAAGACGAATTGAAAGATATATTATTGGAAGCAGTAAAATCTACAAAAACCATCGTTAGAGAATCATATACACCACAACCTGAAACCCCAAAACCTACATTCACACAACCCACAATGGATGTAAGACAAAAATATATGGACGCATTAGGTGAAACTACTCTAGGATTCACTACACGAGATATACCATTCTCACCAGCGGGTGTTGACCCAGTAAATGGTAATTTAGGAAATGGTGAATTAAGTATGGACCAAATTACACGTTTATTAAACAATAAATAATGGCATTCCAACCAATACAAATTGACCCAATTGATTTACAGGAGAGCGTGGCGGTGGGGGTAAACCTCCCATTTGCTGCATCTTCCGTTTTTGCATCTAATTATCAAACTAAAGATGCCATCAAAAATAATCTAGTCAATTTTTTCCTTACCAACCCAGGTGAACGTCCTCTTAACCCGTCCTTTGGTGGTGGTTTACGAGCATTTATTTTCTCTCAATTAACCAACAATAACCTGGATTTTTTGCAAGACGATTTATCCGCTAAAATAGCTACATATTTCCCTAATGTTAAAGTGGAAGATTTAGTGGTATCTGGAGATTTCGACAACAACCAAGTAAACATATCATTGACATACTCCGTTATAAACACTAACATAACTGACACACTGTCAATTCAATTTCAATAGTATATCATGAATAGAGACATTAAATACATAAACAGGGATTTTTCCGATTTTAGACAACGATTAATCGAGTACACTAAAACATATTTCCCTAACACATACAACGATTTTTCACCTACATCACCCGGAATGATGTTCATTGAACAATCCGCGTATGTTGGAGATGTATTGAGTTTCTATCTAGACAACCAAATACAAGAAAATTTTATCCAGTACGCTCAACAAAACAGTAACATCTATGAGTTGGCATATATGTTTGGATATAAACCAAAAACAACCACCGCAGCACAAGTAACACTTGATTTTTATCAACAGGTACCAGCAAAAACTGTTAGTGGCGTAGTAGTACCCGACTATGATTATGCCGTAACTATAAACGAAAATACCACAGTATCATCAGCAACTACCTCATTTTTAATCCAAGATAAAATTGATTTTTCTGCTTCTAGTTCACAGGACACCACAGAGGTATCTGTATACCAAGTAGCAGCAGGTATACCACAATATTTCTTACTTAAGAAATCACGCAACGCTATATCAGCAACCATAAACACACAAACATTTTCATTTAGTGACCCACAACAATTTGCCACTGTAAATTTATCAGCAAATAATATCATCAAAATACTAGATATAGTTGACTCAGATGGAAATATATGGTATGAAGTAGACCACTTAGGCCAGGAAATGGTACTGGATTCATTAAAAAACACAAACGTGAATGATCCAAACAGTACTAAAGATGTGCCATACCTGTTACGTTTAAAGAAAGTACAACACCGTTTCGCAACACGATTCACCTCCCCAACCAACCTACAAATTCAATTTGGTGCAGGTAATGCAAATGATATAGATGAAGAAATCACTCCAAATGCAAATAACGTAGGTCTTGGTTTACCATTTAAACAAACTAAACTTACCACAGCATATTCACCTGTAAACTTCCTATACTCTGGAACATACGGTATTTCCCCATCAAACACCACATTAACCGTTAGATATTTAACGGGTGGAGGTGTATCATCTAATGTGGATTCAAATACAATTACCAATTTATCCACAAACAATACACGCTTTAATTTAACCAATTTAAACCCAACCACTGCAAACTATGTATTTGCCTCACTAGCAGCAAATAACCCAGATGCAGCAAGCGGCGGAAAAGGTGGCGATACAATTGAGGAAATCCGCCAGAACACACTTATGCTGGTTGCATCGCAGAACCGCTCAGTAACCGCAGATGATTACCTAATTCGCGCACTAAGTATGCCATCAGATTATGGTGCAGTATCTAAAGCATTCATCCAACAACCACAATTAACAGATGAACAAACATCTACAATTGAAACATTGAGCCTATATGTATTATCCCAAACATCACAAGGTTATTTAAGCTACGCATCATCAACATTAAAGAAAAACCTACGCACCCATCTATCCCAGTATAGAATGATTGGCGATACTATTGAGATACGTGATGCATATATCATCAATATTGGTGTTAATTTCGATATAATTACATATCCAAACTACAACAACAATGAGGTGCTACTGAAATGTATTAACAGTATAGTTGACCATTTTAACACAGACAAATGGCAAATCAACCAACCAATCATGCTACGTGAATTATATGGTTTACTAGATAAAGTTCCTGGTGTACAAACAGTAAAATCTGTTTCCATTGAAAACAAAGCCGGAACATCATTAGGCTACTCACAGTATTCGTATGACATAGAATCAGCTACACAGAACATGGTAATTTACCCTTCACTAGATCCAAGTATATTTGAGTTAAGATACCCTACAACAGACATAAAAGGACGCGTATCTCAATTCTAGACACGCGGAAACTCATATACCAGCCATATGTATAATAAAACAACTACATGGCTGTATCCAAGATATTCCCTATACAAGACACCACACTATATTCAGGACAACCCGATATTAATACCGGGTTGGACTCTATGTGTGAGATATTCAACCAATATGAACTGAGTGGTAATCCATCTGTAGCTCGTTACTTATCATTATATGATAGTACTGAAATATCCGATATCATTGATAATCGCATTAGTGGCAGCTCATATCAAGTATACCTAAAAAATTATATTGCAACTGCATATGGTATTGTCGAACCTATAAATGTAAACGTATTAGCTGTAGCTCAAAACTGGAACAATGGAACAGGATATTATGGTGATACACCCGCAGAAACAAATGGAGCATGTTGGTCATCACCAACTGTATCTGGTGCGGCAACATGGAATATGTCTGGAACATATAATTCATTTTCATACACTGGATCATATACAGGTGAATTAGGTGGAGGTAATTGGTATACAACAGGTAGTTTATCTTCATCTACAGAATATTTCACCCAACGTAGTGTAAAAGATATCGAGGTAAACGTAACCAATATAGTAAATGCATGGTATAACTCAGCTATACCGAATTATGGCTTCATCACTAAACTATCAAGTTCACACGAATTTATAGACAACCCTAACTACACCCCCGTACTAAAATACTATAGTGTAGATACTAACACTATATACCCACCATATATAGAATTCAGATGGAATGACTATAAAACAGTACTCACTGCATCTGCTACATCATCTATTGTATCTACCACTGATTTGAAACTATCATTAGATGAAAACCCAGGTACATTTACACCTGAAGACATAAACCGTTTTTATATAAACGTATCGCCCCTATACCCAACTCGCGTATTCCAAACTAGTTCGTTATTTACAACAACTCATTATTTGCCTACTTCTTCATATTATGCGGTAAAAGACTTGGATACCAACGAGTATGTTATTATATTCGATGAGACGTACACTAAAATTAGTTCTAATTCACGTGGTAATTATTTTGATTTGTATATGAGTGGTTTAGAAACCGACCGTTATTACCAAATATTAATCAAAACAACCATTGGTGGTACCACTAGAGTATTCGACGACAATTACTATTTTAAAATAGTTAACTAATGAGTAATAAGATCGTACTAAACAAAACTGTATATAATAAAGATATATACAATAAAATGATTGACACTTCATTTAAACAATTGGGTGTCAAAACCATACAACAACAATTAGACGAAACACCCACAGTTGATTATTTTTTCCAATTGTATAACGAATTATTCTACGATATACCTGAATTAGGTGAAACCAATTCACACGAATATATAATCACCAAAAGTAGTGAGTATATTAATTTCCAACAAAACTTAGAAGAAATTGAAGCACTACAAGCAGAAATAGCCAGTTTACGTACTGAGTTACTTGAAGAACAAAAGAAAGTTATCGAACTACAAACAAAACAATAGTAGAGAATGGCCGCTGAAATCACCCAAATAGACGTTACAACATTAGACCAACAAGAATACAATGTACAAGATGTTAACCTTATCCCTACATTTAATGTAGACAACACGTTAGCATCTAGCAGCAAAATAGAATTTTACATATACAATGTAAACAATTCCATTTTATATTCTCAACCTGATTTCACCCAATATACTGTTGAAAACGACCCTAATTCAGAGGGAACCACAGTATCGCAAATTATACTTGACCCTGAAGCAAATGTCAAAGACAATGGTTTTACCCAAGGAGAATACATTGCATTTTATAATTTTCTAGACAACAAAATTGGTTCATCTATTGAACCACTATATGTTGCTGAAATATCGGCTGACCGCACAGAAATACGTTTAGACAGTACAGTATTGTCCAATATGGACATTATTGAAAAAACCAATATGTTTATCGCAGATAGGGAAGCTAGTACATATTTCGTTGATTTTTACCTTAACTTTGGTAACAATAATCTAGCAATTGCAAACAATGTCATGTTAGTAGATGCTGACACAGATAATGCAACTGTACTAATTAAACTATATGAACCACTACCAGATGTAGTACAATTAAAAGATACACTGTGGGTAGTAACAGCAATTGAGGAACCACGCGCATATAATGTTGTATTTGAAGAGGAACCAATTGTATTTGATGACACGGTTAGAGCTAAAGGCCCTAACTTCAACATCGACATTAACGATAAAATAGGTAATTCCACACTTGAAACTACACTACAAGATTTACTCAACACCCCACAAACCAGCATACAAAACCAAATTAATAGTTTGTTGGAGGAAAAGGAAATCGACGTAAACATAGACTACACAGAATATTCCAATTTCATCCACTTTAGCTCCGCTAAAACACGATTGGAGAATTTCTACTACAAGATGCAATTGCTCGAGCAATATTCATCATCTATAGCTATATTAAACAACACAACTAATTCAACCCAGGTAAGCAGCAGTAAGGCTACATACGAAAACCAAATTAGTAACGTAATCACCAATTTCGATGGTTACGAATATTATCTATATTATTCATCAGGTTCATCGGCTTGGCCCAAAACCAACAACACTCAACCATACCAAAACGCTAAAACAACCAATGCAGCAACATTGACATGGTTAGGTAGTGACAACGAAAACGACACATATTATGGTGGTCAAACATTATCTGCATCACTATATGATGTAAACAACCCAGACTACCTATACTACACTATACCAGAATATCTACGCGAGGACCCAGCAAATGAACCATACGTGTTATTCGTGGATATGGTTGCCCAACATTACGACAACATTTGGGTATACTATAATGAGGTATCGCAGAAATATAATGCAGATAACCGTTTAGAATACGGTATATCAAAGGATATAGTAGCGGACGCTATACGCGATTTTGGTGTTAAACTATACCAAAACAACTTCAACACCAATGATTTATTCACTGCGTTCATCGGATTAACATCTGGTGGTTCATTATTTCCATTCCCCGAAATAACTGGGTCATTCCCAACTCCATCCGGATTTGAGTATGTAGACACACTTATATCTGCATCAAACGATAACATGCCATTGGATGATGTAAACAAATCGTTATACAAACGTTTGTACCACAACATTCCATATTTACTTAAATCTAAGGGTACATTAGCTGGATTACGCGCATTAATTACATCATATGGTATCCCTGATACTGTATTGCGTATTAACGAGTATGGCGGTAAAGATAAAGTAAACACCAATGACTACGATTACTGGAAAGACGAATTCAATTACGCATTCTCCACTAGCGGTAGCAACTTTATATCTTCATCTTGGCATTTAAACACAGAATGGAATGCACCAGACGATACACCATCATCATTGATGTTCCGATTCAAAACAGAAGGTTTACCTGAACAAAATATCCCATACTCGCAAAGTTTATGGTATGGTGATGGAGGTACTGCAATTACATTAACTTATACAGGTTCAGCATATACTAGTGGTTCATACAGTGGCTCTACAATTAACCCAGAATACCAATATGCCACATTAACGTTTTACCCATCAACAGCAAATAATTTATCTACCGCTAGTGTATATTTACCATTCTTTGATGGTAATTGGTGGTCTGTTATGGTTAACCGTGAAAATGAAGGATTTAATTTACATGTAAAAAACAACCAATATGGTATTGGCGACAACGATACTATAATTGGATTTAACGCATCAAGCAG